ATTTAGTTAAATATATTAGATGCTCAAAGGCATTCATTAAGGCACATATTAAGGCACATTGTTAAGGCTCACTCAAAAGACGGCATCGCTCACTTAGGAAGGCGAGATGGCCAAACCAACAGAAATTGAGAAACAGAATCTAGAAGCCCACGTTGAAATATGTGCCGTTAGGTACGCAAACTTGGAAACTAAACTAGAAAACTTAGAACACCGTATGGACAAACTTGAAGGCTACCTAGTAGGCATCAAGGACAGTCTGGACGAAAAATTTGAAGGTCGCGGCAAGCAAAGTGTCAGCGTCCTGGTCAGCATCTTAGGCGTAATCCTAGCAGGACTCATCGGATTTATCGGATCAGCCCTCTTCAAGTAACTAAATACTTACATGAAGATTGTAGAACTCACCAACAAACTATTATTACCTATCACCAACGAAGAAGCAGAATTGCTTGGGCGTTTCATTGGTGCGACTCCCGTAGCCAAAAGCCATCTTACAGAACGTGAGCAGTTACTGGCTAATCAATTAACAGTCAAGGACGTGCTTCTACGAACCAATGAAGATGGCAAAATTTACTACAAAAAACGCACCGGTTGAGTTCGATGTTGAAAAAATCCAGCGTTTTACACAACAAGAACTAGCTCGATTAACTAATACCCCCAGTGAACTACCTTTTTGTTATCAATTAGGTACAGATGTTCTAGTAGGTAAATATAAAGTCTTAAAGATTAATGATCGTTGTTGGCGTGTGGTGTCCAGTAATCAACAGTTATTTGATTTTTTTAATCGTAAAGATGCGATCTATTATTGTATAGCTTTACACAAACAGCAAACACAGTTAGCCCAAGACATACAACAGTGCGATAGCTTATTAAATCGATTAGAGTTTGATGCGGCATTATATCGCCTGCGCTATAAAAAAGCGCAAAAAATACAAGATTCGTGGGGTGAAGAATTTTATTCAGCACGCTATACGGAAACTATGGATCGCATAGAACAAGCTAAGAAAGAAATAAAGAAAAACCTAAACTTGGCTAAATATATTAAAGTCTAAACAGGAATCTGACCATGAAATTAGCAGAAATGTCTACAAAATCAACACGTAAAATTAACAAAGTTATGGAAAGCCGTTTTGGTTTTGCTATCAATTTTGATGCAATGACTGTTGAAAAAGCAGAAAAACTAAGCGAAACTATTGCTGCGAATTTAAACAAAATTCGTCACAGTGTAGCACTACATACAGCAGAAACAAATCCACGTTATATGGAATTGCTAACTGTTCAAGAAGGTATCAATGCTTGGTTAGAACAAAACCGCACACAACTAAACGAAGGTGAGGTAGGTAATGCAGAAGTATTATTAGCTGCTAAAGATATGGTAGATTCAGTTCAAGATGCCATTGAAAAAGTAGGAAAAATGCAGAATGAGCAGTTACCACAATTACTTGATTCGATCCGTGACCAAATTGGTAGCGAACAAGCAGAAGCATTTAAAAACGCAGTAGGTACAACATTAGACACACTGATGCAAAACCTACAATCAGCACGTGAAGGGGTTGACAATGGCGTTCGTGTATTATCAGGTGAGCAACTAGACAACCCAATGGCAATGCCAGGCGACGCAGGTGCTGATCTAAGTGGTGGTGATGCAGGTTTACCTCCAGCACCAGGTAGTGATTTAGATGCTGATGAAACCGATGGTTTTGGCGCAACAGATGCCGCTGTTGGTGGCGCAGAAGAGCTTGGTCGCGAAAAACGTTAATCGTGAGATTGCGTGAATTTACACATGGTCCAACAAATACTCCAGAGTCTAATTTACTAACGGCTCTGGAGCTTATCCAACATCGTTATAAAGATAAAGAAAAAGTCCCAAACGTTAGCACACAAAGCCTTATTAATCTAGTGCGTAATACTGATCGCACCTTTGATTACGAAGCACTTGCACAGGCTAACGAAACTAACCCAGCTGTAAAAAACTTAATTAAAAGTTTTAATAAAGATTATGTTGAACTAAAATCAGTTCAACCAGCAGAAGATGATACTGATACTACTACAAATATTGGTGATGCCACCACTGATGCACCAGTAGATACAGTAGCAAATATGGCTAAACGTGCTGCAAAAACACGTGGGGCTGCAATCTAGTATTAAATACTAGATGATCAAACTTTTCCCTGTAGTAGAATTCTATATAACCAACGTCTGTAACCTCGCCTGCAGAGGGTGCAATCGGTTTAACAACTACAACTTCAAAGGGCATCAATGTTGGGCCGATCATGCAGATGTATATGAAGCGTGGAGCAACCGCCTAGACATTCCTCGTATTACTATCCTAGGTGGTGAACCCACACTTAATCCTGATTTAGAACTATGGGCTATGAACCTGCGTAGACTTTGGCCTGATGCAGTTATCATGGTACAAAGCAACGGCACATATTTAAAACCCATGCACTTTGATCTATGGTTCAAATATCGTGTAGGATTTGGTCTCAGTCTACATGATCCTAATACTGCTGAAGAAATCAAAAGCCAATGGCATCTTAATGGATTACCTATGGCTGGATTTATTGAAGCTTTTACATTCCATCAGAGTAGTGTAATAGAACGTGATAATAAATTTACTCTACATTCTAGCGATCCTATTCGTGCATTTAACGCCTGTGATATGAAACATGATCATACCATGTATCGGGGTAAGTTATACAAATGTCCTGCTATGAGTAACATACCAGACTTTGATCAACAGTTTGGATTAGATTTGGACAGCAGACAACGTGAACTACTGTATAAGTACCAACCCTTGACTGCAGATTGTTCAGAGTCTGATCTACAGAACTTTGTGCTGACTAAAGATACTCCCATCGATCAATGTGAGTTCTGTCCAGAAAACTTAAACTGGCACACAGCACTAGGTGATCATCAAATAAACTTAGAAAAACCCAATTTTCCACCACAAGTAACAGAACACGAATTGCATTTTTATAAGTAATTTTATCATGCAACTAGATAACAAATACATATTAAAACTGGACCTCCCAAAGCCACCAAAAGAGTTAGTAGACCATATATACAAAATGGAAAAGATGCTTGAGGAAATGTATCCCAATGGTGAACCTACTACCGAATCGAACGCTGTTTGGAATGAAAATTTTAATCATGGTCAACGTAAAATTATATGGTTTCAATACAGCACCAAACTAACAGAATATTCTCAAGAACAAAATCAAATGATAGATGATATATATGGTTCGTATTTTAAATCAAAATGCCGCGGCATGTTTGCCCTAATGAAAAACAGATACCCAGGCAATGTTAGTCATACACCTATACACACTGATCGTGGCCGTAACATAGCAGTTAACTGGATATTAGAAACTGGTGGAACAGAAGTCATGACGACATTTTATAATAAAGAAAGGCGGCAACACCCAGTATATCACAAGCGAGCAACTAACTATCGCATAGATCAAGTTGAACAAGAATATTCAGTTAAATTACCAAAAGAAACTTGGATAGCATTTAATGTTCAAAAAGTTCATAGTGTTGAAAATATCAGCACAACACGTAAAATGTTTTCTATTATCATAGAAGATAATCCCAGCTGGTACGACTTTCCAACAAAATACTCAAATATCATTATTAACACTTGACCTGCTATTATAAATACTGTAGTATTATACTATACTATTGGAGTTTATAAATGGCTTATTCAGAAAAAGTTCTAGACCATTACGAAAATCCTCGTAATGTGGGCACCATGGACAAGGATAGTCCAGATGTAGGAACAGGTATGGTTGGTGCACCAGCCTGCGGTGATGTAATGAAACTACAGATTGAAGTACATGAAGGGGTCATAACAGATGCCAAATTTAAAACGTATGGTTGTGGCAGTGCTATTGCTAGTTCTAGCCTTGTCACCGAGCTCCTCAAGGGCAAGACATTGGACGAGGCTCAGACCATCAAAAACTCACATATCGCAGAAGAACTTGCGTTACCGCCCGTCAAAATTCATTGCTCGGTACTTGCAGAAGATGCGATCAAAAGTGCGATAGCAGACTATAGAAAGAAACATGAAGAAATCACTCATTGAAAGTCCTTGCATATCAATTTGCCGTTACGAAGACGAAGTCTGCGTGGGCTGTAGTCGCACAGTAGATGAAGTCGTGGGATGGTATGATATGAATGATGATGAAAAACAAGCTGTATTAAACAGGATAGAAAAAGAGTCTAAAGGTTGGTTTAAATAATGGATATGATCACACTTACCGCCACAGCTGCAAAAAAGATGCAAGATGCATTGTATAACCGCGGGCGCGGTATTGGCATGCGCATTGGTGTTCGCACCAGTGGTTGCAGTGGCTTTGCTTATATGTTGGAATTTGCCGATAAAACATTTGAAGGCGATCTTGAAATACTAGATCGCGGTGTTAATCTTGTTATTAATAAAAAAGATCTGGTATATCTACAAGGTATGCAAATTGACTATGCTAAAAAAGGTCTTAACGAAGGTTTTGAGTTCTCTAATCCCAATGAAAAAGCACGTTGCGGATGTGGAGAATCATTTACTGTTTGACATCTTATAATTAGTACTATATACTAATAAGATGCTCATCCAAAAATACAACTATACCCCCATTAATCGTGACACAGTAGAAGGTAAACGTCTTTATACCTTACCCGACGGATCACGTGTTCCTAGTGTTACTACAATACTTGATCGTACCAAACCACAAGAAAAACGTGACGCTCTTGAAAATTGGCGTAAACGAGTAGGAACTGATAAGGCCCAACAGATTACCACAGAAGCCGCAAGTCGCGGAACACGTATGCACAAATGGTTAGAAGACTATGTGCGTAATGATCGTGAAATGGGACAACCTGGAACTAATCCAAATAGCCAACAGAGCTATGCCATGGCCCAAGAGATCGTAGAACACGGGCTTAAACACGTGGATGAAGTAT